ATGCTAGACACAATGCTCAGGACTCTAGCCCAGATAAGATGAGTGCTAGATACTGGAGTCATAAAGTTAAATGGTAGCTACTAAAAAGAAAAGCACAGTTAATTCAGCAGGTAACTATACTAAACCTTCAATGCGTAAAGCATTATTTAATAAAATTAAAGCAGGTGGTAAAGGTGGTAAACCTGGTCAGTGGTCAGCACGTAAAGCACAGATGTTGGCTAAACAATATAAAGAAAAAGGTGGAGGCTATAAGTAATGGCTTTAGCTAAATCACAAAAGAGTTTAAAAGCTTGGACTAAACAGAAGTGGAGAACTTCTGATGGTACACCAAGTAAAGGAAAGAAAAGATACTTACCTGATGCAGCATGGAAAGCATTAAGCCCTGCTGAAAAGAAAGCTACTAACGCAGCTAAGGCTGCAGGTAATCGTAAAGGTAAGCAGTTTGTAGCTCAACCAGATAAAATAAAAAAGAAGACAGCTAAATACAGAAAGAAATAAATGAGTCAGATTGACCAAATCAGAGAAGCAGCAGAAAATGATCTGTTGACTTTTATACGACTAGTTGCACCTCACTTAATGCTCGGTGCTATCCATGAAGAACTAATATCATGGTGGGGTAGACAAGATGCTAAAGAAAATCAATTAGTATTGTTACCTCGTGGACATATGAAGTCAAAACTTATAGCTTATAGGACTGCTTGGTGGTTAACTAAACATCCTGAGACTACAATACTATATGTATCAGCTACGGCTGACTTAGCAGAAAAACAGTTGTATGCTATTAAAAATATTATAGATAGTCCCATCTATCGTAGATACTGGAAGGATATGATCCATGAAGAAGAAGGTAAACGAGAGAAGTGGGCAGTAGCAGAGATTGCGGTAGACCATCCTAAACGTAAGCTTGAAGGAGTAAGAGATGCTAGTGTTAAAGCAGTTGGGCTTACCAGTAATACTACTGGGTTTCACGCTGATGTGGTTGTTCTTGATGATATTGTGGTGCCAGGTAATGCTTATACGGAAGAAGGTAGATCTAAAGTCTCTTCGGCATACTCACAGTTGGCATCTATCGAAAACCCTGGTGCTCTTGAGTGGGTTGTGGGTACTCGTTATCATCCTAGAGATATATATGATACCATGGTTAATATGAAAGAACAAATTTTTGATGACACAGGTGAGTTAGAATCAGAAGAAAATGTATATGAGTTATTCCAAAAGGTAGTAGAAACAGATGGTGAGTTTCTTTGGTCTAAACAAAAACGATCAGATGGTAAAGCTTTTGGATTTGATGCAAAAGAATTAGCACGTATTAAAGCTAAGTATGTAGACATTACACAGTTTTATGCTCAATATTATAATGATCCTAATAACTCTGAAGCAGCTAATATAAATGCAGAAAACTATCAGTATTATGATAGAGCTGTATTACAAAACCAAGAAGGTGACTGGTATATTAGAGATCGTAAGTTAAATATTTTTGCAGCTATTGACTTTGCTTTTTCACTACGTAAACAAGCTGATAGTACCGCACTAGTAGTTGTAGGAGTAGATCATCAAAGTAACTATTATGTATTAGATATAGATAGATTTAAAACAGATCGTATTGTAGATTATTATGATCATATATTAAAGTCTTGGGAAAAATGGGGCTTTAGAAAACTACGAGCTGAAACTACAGTAGCTCAACAAACAATTGTAAAAGAATTAAAAGATAGTTATCTTAAACCTAATGGTATTCCATTAGTTATAGATGAGTATAGACCTACTAGGTATCAAGGTGATAAGCGTCAACGTATTAACGCTACACTAGAACCTAAGTATCATAACCAACAAATATGGCATTATAAAGGTGGTAACTGTCAAGTATTAGAAGAAGAACTATCACAAGTTCATCCACCTCATGATGATGTTAAAGATGCATTAGCAAACGCAGTAGCTATTTCTATAGTACCTAGACAAAGATCTAATGTAAGTATGGTATCTTCTAATGTATTAACACACTCTCGTTTTGGGGGAGTATCTTACTAAGGAAAATATATGGCAGGCAAAGTAGCACAATTTGAAAAAGCAATTAATCCAGATACAATGGCAAGGAATCTTGCGCATTTATATAATCAATGGTGGATACAAAGACAAAACAAAGAAGCTGAATGGAGAGAGTTACGTAACTATTTATTTGCTACAGATACTACAACTACTTCTAATTCTAATCTTCCTTGGAAAAATAAAACTACATTACCTAAACTAACACAAATTAGAGATAACTTACATGCTAACTACATGGATGCTTTATTTCCTAATGACGATTGGATGAAGTGGGAGGGAGCTACTTTAGAAGATACGTATGTAAATAAACGTAAAGCTATTGAAGCTTATCTTAAAACTAAAACTAAAGAATCTGGTTTTAAAGAAACTATATCTCAATTAGTAGCAGATTATATTGATTATGGTAATGCTTTTGCAGAAGTAGAATATGTTAATGAAGTAGAAAAAGGTAGTGAAGATAATAATCCTACTACAGTTTATAATGGTCCTAGATTAAAACGTATATCACCATTTGATATTGTATTTAATCCTACTGCTCCATCATTTAAAGATTCACCTAAGTTTACTAGATATATTAAATCTGTAGGTGAACTTATGATTGATATAGAAGATAAACCAGAGTTACAATATGATAAAGCAGCTGTAGATAAAGCATTAGAAATTAGAAATAGTTTATCTCAATTTAAAGTAGAAGATATAAATAAAGCTGAAGCATTTAGAGTAGATGGCTTTGGTTCTTTACAAGAATACTATCAATCAGGTTACGTAGAAATCTTAGAGTTTGAAGGTGACTACTATGATTCTATTGAAAAGAAACTTTATAGAAATCAAGTTATAACTATTTTAGATAGAAGTTATATTTTAAGAAGAATGGATAATCCTTCTTTACTAGGACAAGATAATAAGTTCCATGTAGGTTGGAGAAAACGTCCTGATAACTTATATGCTATGGGTCCACTAGATAACTTAGTAGGCTTACAATATCGTATTGATCACTTAGAGAATCTTAAAGCTGATGCTTTAGATCTTACTATACATCCACCACTTAAAGTGGTAGGAGACGTAGAACCATTTACATGGGGTCCTGAAGAAACAATTCATATTCCTGAAGATGGTGATGTTCAAGCTATGGCTCCTAATGCAGCTGCTTTTCAAGTTAATAATGAAATTGCAGCTATACTAAACGTAATGGAAGAAATGGCGGGAGCTCCTAAAGAAGCTATGGGCTTTAGAAGTCCAGGTGAAAAGACAGCATTTGAAGTTCAACAACTACAAAATGCAGCTTCAAGAATCTTCCAAAATAAAATTAATCAATTTGAAACTGAGTTCTTAGAACCTGTTTTAAATTCTATGTTAGAGTCAGCTAAACGTAACTTAGACTTACCTGAGTTAGCTAAAGTTATGGATGATGACTTTGGTGTTGCTGATTTCTTATCAGTAACTAAAGAAGATTTAACTGCTCGTGGTAAGCTTAGACCTATTGGTGCTAGACATTATGCTGCGAGAGCACAGTTAATGCAGAATATGTTAGGTGTATTTAATAGTCCTATAGGACAATATATTGCTCCACATATATCTGCTAAGAAACTTGCAAACATGGTTGAAGAATATATGGGCTTTGAGAAGTTTGACTTTATTAAAGACAATGCTGCACTCTTTGAAGGTGCTGAGCAAGAGCAACTTAAGATGCAGATTCAACAAGATTTGCAAGCACAAGCAGGTCAACCTAGTGTAGAAGAAAGATCTTTAGATCAAGATCTACAGGCTATGGAACAAAGTATGCCTGAATAGATTGACAATTCGTTAAATTTATGGTATAATATTTATATGAATTTGAAAGATGAAAAAGGCAAAGCCTTATCAAAGGCTGAAGCCTTTAAGATAATAAGAACTTATTGTCAAGAACAAATAAGTTTATCACAACGAAAGGCAATAGATGAGTCTACATTTGATAAACCATCATGGTCTGAGTATCATGCTTATCAATTAGGCTTTCAAAAAGCCTTCTCAAAATTATATAATCTTATTCCTGACCAAGGAGAAAAGTAATGGCAGAAGAACAAGCAGTACAAGAAACCGTTGAACCAACTACCCAAGAGGCTCAACAACAAGATACCCAAACTAAACCATTTGAGATTCCGACAGAAGCTCAAGATCTGGTAGGTGAAGGTAAGAAATATTCTAGTGCAGAAGAAGCATTAAGATCTGTACCTCATGCTCAAGAGCATATCAAAACCTTAGAGGCTGAGATGGCTGAATTGAAAGAGGAACTATCTAAACGTAAAACTACACAAGAACTTCTTGATGAAATAAAGTCTGGAGTCAAACCTGCAGAGAATACCACTCAAGAGGTAGGACTGAACCAAGATAACATTATGGAGTTAGTTAATCAAACTCTTAAACAAAATGAACAGAAAAAAACTGCTCAAGCAAATGCTT